GCTCTTAAATTAAAAAATGCTGAACTTGAAGGTGCATCTATTGAAACAATTGCTGAACTAAAAAAACAGGCACTTCAAGATGGACTTGACTTAATTGATAGAGAAGTTGAATCATTACAAGCATTAAGGATTCAAAGACAAAAAGAAATTACAACTAATATCAAGGATGAAAAGGAAAGAAAGGCTGCACTTGAAAAGTTATCGGCTGACTTTTCCAAAGAAGGTAGAAGATTAGGTCTTGAACAATTCAAGTTACAACAACAATTGTTATTAGATGAGGTTGATTTACAAATTCAACAAAACGCAAGAAGGAAAAAAATATCATCAGAAAGAGCTGCGTCAATTCAAAAAGAGATTGAGTTATTAGGACAAAGATTGGAACTTGAAACAAAGTTAAACACATTAGGTTATAAGATAGGACAAGCAGATGCCAAGATTGTTGAGATTGGTAAAAACAGAGTTAAAAATCTTCAGGACTTAAAAAATGTATTAACTGAAACATTACCACTTGAAGAGCAATTTAATCTTAAGTTAAAAGATGCTTTTAGTGCCATACAAGATGTTAGTGGTCAAGGATTAAAAGAATTAACAACCGCATTTGATGATTTTTCTCAAAATGCTGGTAAAGTTGGTATTAGTGTTGAACAATTAAAAATAGAACAAGAGAAAATAAATGTTGCGACACAAAAATTCATTGAGTTAAATAAAGATTATATTTCACCTGAAACAATTACTCAAGTACAAAAGTTGAGTAGTAATTTAATTTTATTAACAGATACCTTATTCAATATTAGTAATGCTAAAATTGAACCACCATTTAATATTGCAGAGTTTAGAGTTGCTTTTAAGGAACTGGCTCAACTTGAAAGTGAAACAACAATATTCTCACCTGAAAAGGCGGCACAGATTAGAATTACCGCTCAAAAACAACAAGAAAGATTCGTTGCCGCTTATGTTTCATATATTAAAACAACCAAATCAAGTATTGAGGAACAAAACAAGATATTAAATGACCCGAAATTACAACCTGCTGATAGAACAAGAGAACTTGCAGCATTAGATGAACAATATAAAAAGATTGGTAATACTTTATTCGAGAATACCAAAAATCTTGTATTAGAAAATGAAAAGTTCAATATTGGTATTGATACTACCATATCACAAGTTACTGACTTAAACACTCAAATAAAAGAACTTGGGGGTAATATTGAGGTTCTTGCTGGTTTCATATTCCAAAACAGAGATTTATTTGCAAAGGTATATGATGTTGATTTAACTGAACTGGCTAAAAACAGGGAAAGAGCAGATAAGATTATCAGTGAGGTTGGTAAAAAGACCTATGATAAAGAAAAACAATTTCAACAAGATGTATTGGACTTTGAGACCAAACTTAAACAAAAGGGTGTTGATATTTCCAAATTAAGTTATGAACAAAAGTTAGAGTTGTTAAAAGATGCCTTGGCTAAAGAAGTTGTTGAGGTTGAAAGTGCTGAAGATAAAAAGGCAAAAGCACAGAAAAAGACAATAGACAATGTTACAAAAGCATTACAACAATTCAGTCAGTTAGTAGGACAAACAGCAGCATTATACGCACAATATTATCAGTTCCAATTAAAACAACTTGAGAACACAAGTAAGGCGGCACAAGAACAAGTTGTTGGAGATACAGAACTGGCGAATCAAAAAAGAATTGAACTTGAAAAACAATATCAACTACAGAAGGCTGAAATTGAAAAGAGAGCCTTAATCAAGTCATTACAATTTCAATTAGTTCAGGCTATTGTGGATACAGCACAGGCGGTTGTTGCTAACTTGGAAATACCACCACTGGCTATTGCTGTTGGTATATTGGGAGCAGTACAGGTTGGTTTAATTGCACAACAATTAGCATACGCACAATCACTTGCAGGTGGTGGTAAAATCAGGATGGGTGCTGGTGGTATGGTTGTAGGTCCATCACACGAAATGGGTGGTGTATCTTATGCTGGTGGAGTTAATCTTGAAGGAGGGGAATCAGTTATCAACAGACAGAGTTCGTTGAACTATGCGGGTTTATTATCCCAAATTAACCAATCAGGTGGAGGACAACCGATTGTGAATAACCCATCCAACTCTTTAATGGAGGAAAGATTGTTTCAGGCAATATCAAGAGCGAACCAAGAACCAATTAGAGCATATGTGTTAAACTCTGAAATAACAAGTGGACAAGCGATTAACAGAAGGTTAAACGAACTTGCCACCTTATAACTTAAAACTATTTATAGAAAATGATTAGAATTATAGACCTTGATATAGAAGGAACAATCACAGGTGATACAAAGGTAACTGAAATAGCGTTGGTAGAAATGCCAGCGATAGAACAGAACTTTATCTATTTCACAAAAGAACAATTTGTTGATACAATAAAAGATTATCCACAATATATCACCGATAACGCCAAAGAAGCAAAGGCTTGGGTTGAGGAAAATGGTTATGGTAGTTGTATGACCCCTGTCGGTAAAGCAAGATTAAATCAACTTGCCAAGGGTGAACCTATTTCATTAGAAACAATAAAGCGTATGAAGGCATACGCAGACAGACATAAAGTGGACTTACAGACATCCAAATCATTTGATGATGGGTGTGGACTACTTGCTTGGTATTCGTGGGGATTAGATGAAACAGGTAGGGTTGAGAAATGGTTGGAAACTAATATCAATAAGTTAGAAACTGATATGGCTGAAATAGGACCAAGAGGTGGAATTAGAGAAAGTGATAAAGCACCAAAAAGTAATACACCAAATAAGAACCCTGAAGGTGAAGGTTCAGCAAAGGGTGATGCATCATCAACTCGTGGAGCAGAGGTATCCAAAGCGGTAGAAGAAATACTACAAAACAAGAGTGATGACTTTAATGAAAAATACAAAGACAAACTTGGTTATGGTGTAAATCTTGGTATGTTAAAATCAGTTTATCAAAGGGGGGTTGGAGCATACAACACATCACACTCACCAGCAGTTAAGAGTAGTCAACAATGGGCTCTTGCTCGTGTAAATGCGTTCTTATACATAGTTAAAAATGGTAGACCTGAAAACGCAAAGTATACCACAGATTATGACTTATTACCAACAAAACATCCAAAGAAACAGGAGAATATGGAATATGAACCAGGATTACCTGCTTATGTTGGTTATGCCACAGGTGATACCAAAAATGATATGTTAATAAAACCAGTATTATTTGTTAAGAGAAACCCTGGTGAAGACAGGGGTGATTATATTAACAGATGTACTGAATACCTTATTAAGAACGAAGGTAAAGAAGCAGACCAAGCATACGCCATCTGTAATTCAACAGCAGATGAAGATTTTGCTGTAGGACAAATAGTTAGTTTTGATTATGACGATACCTTGAATACTCCAAGAGGTAGGGGACTTGCCTTGTATGAATTACAATCAGGTAGTGATGTTTATATCATTTCTGCAAGGGGTAATAAAGAAACAATGTATCCAATTGCAGATGAACTTGGAATACCCCATAGTAAGGTATTTGCCACAGGTTCAAATAGAGCCAAATTACAAAAGATTAAAGACCTTAAGGTAGTTAAACACTACGATAATAATGAAGATGTAATCAACTCATTAGGTAGAGTTGGTGTTCAGTTTATGTGTCCTTGTTTGGATGAGTTTGTGGTTGTTTTAGAACCATTGGTTGTTACAACTTACACACCTGAAAACGCAATATTCAACAAGAAACAAGGTTTTACAATGATAGGATTTATTGATGGAGAACCAGTCTTTACATCACCTGAAGAAGCAGAACTTTACGGACAAGAAGAACACGGATGTACAGGACACCACACTCACACAGATGAAGATGGAAATGTCGTGTATATGGGTTGTAGTGTTCACCCAAAAGAGGACTTTAACTTTAGTGTTGAAGATTATTCAGAAGAAGAAAAAGAGGTTGTTAAATTATTACAATTCTTAAAGGAAACTGACTATGAACAATTTGAAGCAGTAGTTGGTTCTATGAGGGGGGCAACAGAAGCCGAGATAAAAAGAAGAAACCATAAAACCCCAACAAATTACTTTAAGTATGAAAGGGTTTTATCAGGAGCACCTGATAGAGATTTTTGTATGTCTATTCAGGACAGATATTTCCGTAGATTAGAAATAGATTTATTAAGGGATACAAATACAGAGTTTGGACACGAAAGACAACCATACTCAAAATGGTTATACAAGGGTGGACCGAATTGTGTTCATGCTTGGAGAAAGTATATTGTTCAAGGTGATGTAATAGCAGACCAAGGCATGGCTGAAGGTACAGCAGGTATCCCACCAAAACAATTACCAAACAATGGATATTACTCACCAGAGACAAAAAGAAAGTCAGAGGTGGCTTATATCATATCTCAACAGAATATGTCCAAACAGGAGTTCTCTGTTGATGATGAGAAGAGGATGGTATACTCACCACTTATGATACCGAATATTCTTATACCAAGATTGGATGAAGATACAAATGAGAAATATTTTGTTAAGTTCACCCCATCTGTTATAGAGAAAATACAAAACCTTTATATGATTGAAAAAAGATTAGACCAAACAAACTACGAACATACTGAAGAAAAAATAGATTCAGTTGTTATGGTTGAAAGTTGGTTGGTATCTGGTGAATCTGATAAAGCATACCAATTAGGTTTCAGCAGGGGTGATATACCTGATGGGACTTGGATGGGTGGATTTAAGGTATTAGATACACCTGAAGGCGATAACATCTGGAATAACTACATCAAGACAGGCAGGGTTAAAGGATTCTCTGTGGAGGGGAACTTCTTAATGAACTTTTCACGCCTAAAAACTGATGAATATTTATTAGATGAAATCATAAACATTATTAAACAAATAACAGATTAAAAAAAATTATGGATGCAACAACAGCAATCAATAATATCAGAAAAATGTTAGGATTACAATTTAAGAAAGAGACCTTCAATTCTACTTTTCTTGTTGATGGAACCACAGAGGTTACCAACAACATGGAAGAAGATTTTCAAGTAGGTCAAACTCTTTATGTAGTCAAAGAATCCACACTTGTACCAGCACCGACAGGTTCGCATACAACAAGAGATGGTTTGGTTATTTCAGTTGACTCTGAATCTACCATCATCGCTATTGTATCTGAAGACAAATCTACAGATGCAGAGGTAGAACAAGAATCAAGTAAAGACATGAACTACACAGAAGCAAGAGATGCTCAAGGACAACTCCTTGAATCAAGCACTTTTGATGTAGGTGAAGATGTGTTTTTAGTTAAGGATGATGGTAGTAAAGTACCATGTCCTGATGGGGAACACCAAGTGGTATTGAAAGATACAAGTGGAAATGAGAACAAAATTAGAATTCAAGTAAAAGATGGTAAAATTATTCAGCGTGAAAATGTTGAAGAAATGATGAAACCTGAAATGATGAACGCTGATTTCTCAAAAGACATTGAAGATATTAAATTATCATTAAACAACCTCCTTGAGTTGGTTGGTTCTATGAACGGAAAATTCAAGACAGAGTTAAACTCATTAAAAACCGATTTTGATACATTTAAGAAATTACCAGAAAGAAAGTCAGTAGAGGAAAAAAAGACCTATACTGAATCATTTGCTGATTACAGATTAAACCTTATCAAAAATCAATTAAAAAAATAAAGTAAAACAATGGAAAACAAGAAAAAATTATCATTTTCGTATGACCTTTCAAATTTACCCGTCTACAATTCTTATGGCTCGGATATGTTGATTAAGGCGATTTTAGGGCTTACACTGCCTAAATATGCGAGCATACGCGCAAATTTGAAAGGTACTACTGAAAAAGTAGGCTTTGTAACAAACGACATTTATTTACAGGATTTGAGTTGTGGATTTGACCCAAGTGGTACAACTACACAATCTTTGGTTACTGTTGATTTATGTAATAAGAAATTGAATCAGACACTTTGTCCATATTCGCTATATGATACTTATTTGAGTCAGTCATTATCAAATGCTAACTTTCAAGAGACAGTACCATTTGAGGAGGTTATCTTGACGGATATTTCAAACAGAATTGCTAACCAAGTTGAAAAACAACTTTGGCAGAACACTACTACTACTGGTGGAACTTATGGTTCTGCATGTTTTGCTGGTGTTGGTCAGTTGATTACATCAGGTAATGGTGCAACTCAAATCGCTTACTCTGCGGCTACTCCTTCTAATGGTTTGGATGTATTCACAACTATCTACCAAAACATCCCATCAAATGTATTACACATGGATGACTTGGTGATTTTCACATCATACAGTAACTACAGAGGTTTGGTGGCGAGTATGAGGAACAACAGTTTCGTGAATCTCTTTACAATGGACACTGCTGGTTCTACAAGTGGTGAAGATTGGGCGCTCATGTTACCAGGTTCTAATGTAAAAGTTGTTCCAACTGTAGGTTTGGATGGTGTTAACGCATACTACGCAGGTCCTGCTTCTTACTACATGGTCGGCATGAATGCAGAGATGCAAACAATCAAAGCAATCTATGATATGTTTGAAGATATTGTGAAAATCAATGCACATGTTACATATGGTTTAGGTATCTTTGATGTAGCGTCTTTCTGCTTGTGTAAATAATCTTGTGGTTAATATCCTCCAATACAAAGTTAATGATATTGGAGGATATAACCAAATAAAATAAAATAAAAAATAATAAAATAGAAAATTATGGCATCATGTTATATTAGCACAGGTTATACATTGGATTGACTTTTCTATAGTCCAATTAAAATTGGGTGAATTGCTGGAAAATCTGGAGACAGACAATCAGCAGCCAAGCCCCCCAAGAGAATTAAAGTAGGGGGAAGGTTCAACGACTAACGGGTGAGTATCTCAAACAATAAACCCGACACGAGCGCCCAACATCAGAAATGATGATGATATAGTCTGAACACCACGAATAATCTAAAATAAATGTGGTGAAGGTGAGGATAAAGAACCACACCGATAACAAATGTGTAGAACATCAAGTACAGGGGGCATCAAAACCATGTGGGTTTTAGGTGGTTCAGGTAATACAATCACTGGATATACTGTTACAAATTCACAGGTTACAGCAATCGGTGGTCAAGGCACTTGGTTCAAATTTGAGTTGCCCAAGCAATCGGGCAGTTTGAGTGAAACTTTGGGTGTAAACACTACATCTCAATCTGTTACTTTCCAACCTGAAATTGTAGTTAACCTTCCAAAGTTGAATACAACCTTAAGAGATACCTTTGTAGATTTGGTATCACAAAATGAAATCTACGCATTGATTGAAGACAACAACAATCGTTATTGGTTGGTATTCTTGGATAATGGTGGTTTAGTTACCGCTGGTTCATTGAATACAGGACAGGCTTACACCGACTTGAACGGAGCAACCGCTCTTACAATGACTGGTGGAGAACCAACATCTATCCGTGAGGTTGATGTTACAACTACTATCGCAGCAGTATTTACTACTGGTGGTTTCACATTCCAATCATAAAAAAACATAAGATATTAGGGGAGACAAAAACTCCCCTTTTGTCTTAAAGCCGAATATATTTATTACAATATGCCACCAAATCCGTATAGAAGACAACCGAACATCAATGATATGATGTACCCAAAAGGGTCAAAACAGCCAAGACAGGTATGGGGTGCTGTAATGAATGTATATAAAGAACCTGTATCAAATGTTACACCAACTCCAACACCTTCAATTACTCCAACCAATACTGTAACCCCAACCGTAACAACAACACCAAATTTAAGTCCAAGTCCTACTCCTACAGAGACACCAACTAACACTCCAACCACAACACCAACGAGTACATTAACCCCGACTCCAACGACAAGTGTCACCCCAACGGAGACACCAACTAACACCCCGACAACAACTCCAACGACAAGTGTTACTCCAACGACTACAAAGACCCCAACACCGACAAGTAGTCCAATTCCAAGTTGTAATTACTACAGAGCACAGAATGATAGTTTTAGTGGAACATTACAATATGGATATACTGATTGTGATGGAACTGTATACACTTTTGTAGTATTACAGCCTTCAACAAGTATTGATTTATGTTGTCAAGTAGAACCTTATTATATGGCTGGTGTAAATTCACTTTCAGTAACTAATTTAGGTGCTTGTCCTTCTCCAACTCCTACTCCAACAAATACAACAACTCCTACTATCACACCAAGTATCACACCAACCAATACTCCAACTAATACAACAACACCTACAAATAC